GCCACGCGCCCGATGTGGCCAAACTGGAGTCGGAGGTGCAGACGTGGCGAAAGAACGCGGCAGACCTTTGGCCGCTTGCGAAAGCGTGGGCCACGCATTGGCAGGGCTCGCCATATTACGGAAACGGAACCGAAAGCCCCGTGCATGCTGAGATACTGGAAAGGACCAAGCAATGAGCGCAAACGAAGACTACGAAGATCCCGAGTATACCAAGATGAAGGCTCGGAAGGATGCGATTTTAGCCCGTGCGGGAACCGGCAAGATGTTATCCGACGCACAGGTGAGCCCATCAGGGGTGACGGTTTCTCCTGGTGGGCGCTCTGAATTACTTGCCCGCATCGCTACCTTGGAGGCGGAGGTTGCGCGGCTGACTGGCGCAGTTCTGGACCGTGGTTTAGAGCTTAGCGATCTTAGGAAAGACCTAGATTACGTAGCTGAGCAGAGAAACACGGCGCAGGCCGACAACAAGCGGCTAAGGAAGGGGCTGGCGTCTATCGTGAAAAAGCACGAGGCGAATGGAATGGCAGACTGGCCAACCACAAAGATCGCCCGCAACGCGCTGGAGGGGAAGAAATGAGCCGGGAGCAAATCGCGATGGCTGCTATTGCCTTTCAAAAGGCATACGCCGAGGCCACGAATATCCGCCGCGAAATTGCCCGCTGCCGATGCACTGAAGCATGTCGCCCAAGCGAAGACGACAACGGAGTGCCGCCATGCTATCTCGATTCCGAGGCCGATCAGTCAATGATGTGTGAGCCATGCCAGAGGCGAGTTTGCGAGAAGCGCAGACTCGCAGATGCGAAAATGAAAGTGATCAGTGCTCGCCGAAAGCTGCTGAGAATCACCGCCAAGGAAACCGCTTCCCAGTGACCCAGCCCGCCGCCGCGAGCCTGCGGGCCGCTGTCCTGCCCCTCCCAGACAATAAAAACGTCACCACGGGCCTACTGTACACGGGAAACGCCTATCCGTGACCCGTTGACGGGAGAGAAACGCGGTCCTAGAAGGCCGCCATGCCCGCGACAACCATTCAGGGTCTCTACGAGTGCGGCGACAATATCACCATCGTCCAGTCCTTCACCGACTACCCAGCGTCGGCGTACAGCATCACGCTTTATCTGAGCCTGAACGGCACGGCGGCCACCAATACGGCGGGATCGGGTAGCGGGACCGACTGGACCTTCAGCCTGACCTCGGCCACGACCTCAAACCTCACGGCCGGCGTCTACGACTACGCCTTCTACGCCACCAAGACGGCCGACAACAGCCGTTCGACGGCTCAGACCGGGCAACTGACCTTCATCCCCAACCTTGCGGCCAGCCAGACACCCAGTACGGCACAGCAACTCCTGACGGCCCTCAATGCGACGATCCTGGAACTCAGCGGGAGCGGCAATCAGAGCGTTTCGTTCAACGGCCAAAGCTTTTCCAAGCGGGACATGACCCAACTGATGGCGATGCGCAGGGAATTGGAGGCCCAAGTCTTCAGGGAACAACGGGCGGCTGCCAACCTGCGGGGAGTGGTAGACAGCGGAAACATCTCTCCGGTGTTCTGCCCATCGGGCTCGCAGTTCCCGTTCGGCTGGCCTTGGCCGGGGCGCTAGTCCTTTACGCCCGCTAGGGAGGGGAGTAGAAGGCGCGCCGGCATGAAAAAGAAACCCGCGCCCGCCAAGAAGACCAAAGCACCCCAGCAACAGCGCAACCTCGCGCTCGTGAACGCGACCGGGCCTCGCTTCGCAGACTGGCCGATCTGGGCGCAAACGTACGATGGGGACACCTGGGCCAACCAGTTCATCATTCGCCAGCGGTCCCGGGACCTTTTCCAGACTAACCCGTATTTCGTGTCTGGAGCCCTTCAGACGTGCGCAAACACCTTTGGAGACACCGGCATGCAGCTTCGGATGCGCATCAAAGAGACCGAGGATCGGATCGTCTATGCTCAGGACGAGAAATGGGCGCTGGTGGAGCATGAGCGTCGGTGGCAGAAGGTGCTCGGCTGGGCCGCTGAACGCGCCGGACGTGCTGCGCCTCAGTATCGGCTGTTCGAGCGGGACGATCGGGGACAGGCTACGATCCAGGTCGGGCAACCGGACATCTACGCCTGCAAGGTCATCCAAGAGGCTTGGGCGGAATGGAAGGAGGCGCAGTATTGCGACGTTCGGGGCGCTCGAGATTACAACACCCTTTGCCAGATCCGGCTGGTGTCGGCGATGAGGGACGGGGACCACTTCATCCGGATGGTGCGGGATCCGAAGGTCAACAAATTCGGCTTCAGCCTTCAGCACATCAACGCCGAGCTGTGCGACTACTGGTACAACGCTCAACTGAGCAACGGCAACGTGGTCCGAATGGGCATCGAGTACCAATGGCATTCTTGGGGGCTCGGGAAGCCCGTCGCCTACTACTTCCTCCGCCAACAACCGATGGACTGGCAATGGAGTCAGCCGGGCATGTCGAGCGGGATCGGCAATGCCGGCATGTATGACCGGATCCCAGCCGACCAGATCATCCACTACGCACGCTACACCGCCAACGACTCAACGCGGCCGTGGCCCTGGTGTGTGAGTGTCTTTCCGAAGGCGTGGCAGCTCGACAAGTTCGAGGAAGCCGAGGTCGTGGCGGCTCGGGTGAGTGCCTGCAAGATGGCGTTCCTGGTCAGCGACCTTGTGCCGGAGGGCGGCTTCAGCCAAGGGGCATTCCCGGCAGAGAGCCTGCCGAACCCGCACAAGCATCGCTCCATGAGCGCCGAGCCTGGAAGCCTTCAGGCCCTCGATTGGGGCGTGAAGGTGCAGGACTGGGATCCGAAGCATCCCACGCAGAATTTCGAGAGCTTCCGCAAGGGGATGGTGCGCAGCATCGCAGCCGGTATGCCGGGATCAACCTATTCGGGGCTGGCGAGCGACTACGAGAACATCAACTTCAGCGCGGGGCGGCTGGAACGTCTGAACATTACCGAGATGTGGGAGCTGATCCAACGCTTCGACATCACGACGGCGGAGCGCCCGATCTTCGAATCATGGCTTGAGATGGCACTGATGACCGGAGCGATCCCGTTGCCGTTCGCCAAGTGGCAAAAGAAGTACGCGCGGCGTTCGTCCTTCCAAGGCAAGCGATGGGAGGGTGTGGACCCGATGAAGGAGTCCCAAGCTGCCGCCATGGACATCGCGAACAAGCTGACGAGCCGCACGCGGGTCTGTGCAGGCCGCGCCATCGATTTTGACGAGAACCTTCTGGAACTCGCTGAGGAGGAGATGAAGATCACCGAGCTTGGCATGGATCCCACGACCACCGCTCAGACCCCGCAGCCAGCGGAACCCGATCAGGACGACCAGCAGGACACCGGGGATCAGATGGACGAGACACCGAAGAACGGCAAGAAGAACGGGCGACGCGTGACGATCCGCGCTTGACATCATTACGCTACGGCGTAAAGGTCGGGCGCTATGATTGACCTAACAAATATCAACAACCCGTTCGACCTACCTAGAGTGCAGCAAGTTCTGCTGTTTACCTTTGGTGCCTTGGAAAAACTCGTAAAAGATGGATTTCTTGAGGGACCAAAGGCGCTGACCGAAAAGGGCCGAGAGATGTTCCGGATCCTTGATGACTCTGGATTCCGACCCACATCGGAGGAATTGGCAGAGGCCATTAACGCCATTCAATCCCGATGAACGCGATCATCCTCGCCCACGGCGGAGCCCAGGAGGCCGTCAACCGCCATCTCCCGAACTGGAACGCCGCCTTTGACGGTCTGACGTTCATCAGCCCATCAGACGACCCGCTACCGGGTAGCCTGCCCATCGGTCTCTCCCAACGGGACGGCACGGGGGCCATCGAGCACCTGCTGTTCGCGATGGCGCTGGCCAGCCGGTTCCCGGTGTGCTGCATCATGGAGTACGATGCGCTGGTGTTCGGGTTTCCGGGACTTTCGCATTCCATTCCGCCAATGAGATTCGGTGATCGCTTTGTAGGTGATTCGCAAGATCTATTCTGCTCCGAAGTCTTCCCCAACGAAGACCCGCCCGACGTATTCGCGGCCCCGACCTACGGCCATTGTCCCTGGATCGCCACCGGAGAGACATGGTGGAAGCTCCTGACGGCCGGTGCGGACTTCCAACGGGGCTTCCCCGACCGATGGCTCGCCCTGGCCTCTATACGGGCCAACGTCGCGTTGAGGGGCATGGAGGGCTCCTACAGCCGGGATCGGGGTTTCGACGCGCTGGCGGCCCGTATGGCGCGTTTACGGGGCGCTCCGTGCATTCACGGGGTGAAGACGGCGGAGCAATTTGAGACGATCATGGGGGAGGATGGGGTATGAACAAACCGCTGACTGCCGCAATGGATAACGTGCTCGCCTTTCGTTTGGGAAAGGTTGCGCTGGCCGCTGGTACAGCAAAAGCCATTGGAGATTACATAGACCGGGGACTGCTTTTGCGACGGTTGATGGAAGAGTCAGGATTTGGGATAGTCGAACTTCCTATTGAGTCCCCTTCTCCCGTTGACGGGTCAGCCACTCCCCCGGCATAATGCGCCGGGCAGTTTAGGGTAATGCCCCGTCGTCCAGGGGTGGGCGGCGGGGCTTCTTTTTGTACTTGTCAGAACCCGGACGAAACTCCATCGTGCACCGCGTTCAACAGAACTAACAGTGTGAACTCAACATTTAAAGCTCTGCTGGCCCTTCGGGTGCCAGAGATTGACCCCGGTGCTCCGGGATTGCCCGTCGGACGACTGTTAGCGTCTGCGGGCTCTTTTTATGTCTGAGCCCACTACTATCCAAATCCCACGGAAAGGCCCTTGGTTCGTCGTGAACATGGGCTGTCGCTGGAACCAAAAAGAGATTCAGCGCACACGGAAACCAACCAAGGTCTTCCAATCATTCGCGGAAGCATTCGTATTCGCGAAAACTCAGGCCGAAACCCACACGCAAGGACAATACGCCGTCTTTGAATGCGTGGGGGCTGTACGGCCATCTAATGCGCGCAGAAAGGCGCTCCAGAAGGAGCGAAAGAACAAGTAACCCGTTCCATCCCCGGAACGGCTCCCGGAGGATCATACGAAAGCCGAACTTACTACGGGGCATCTTCGGGTGTTCCTGGGGAACTACGGTGCGAGGACAGCACTCCTGCCGTGGGCAATGCGAAGCAACTGGCTACATTGGTAGCAGGGGCAACTCTCCCAGCGATGGGAGGGAACGCACGGTTTTCAAAGCTGATCACGATAGGTATCTTTGCACCGGCATTGCGGCGGGTAAGACCCGTTCCTGCGTTTGCGAATCAGCCTTCTGGGCTCGTAAAGTTCCTGCTCGGATAGAGCACCAATCCAGAACGCTGAACGGCTAAAGCGACCGATTCCCATTGGGGCTGTGTCTCTCCGTTAGCGCCTCTGAAGTCTTCACCTTCGGGTGGGGGCTTCGGGGGCAAGCTACGGCAGGCATCTCCCTCTAACCCTTGAAGCTGGGACCCTCCCAGCCCCGAACAACCTCCCGGTACAGTACCGAGAGAAAGGAGTTGACTTGTTACGCCAGAGCGTAAATAAATACATCCGTTATGCAACAGATCGCACTGAAATATTCACCCCACCAAGAACGCATCTTCACCTTCATTCAGGAGAGCACCAAGAGCGCCACCGTGATCGCCGTCGCCGGAGCGGGGAAGACCACAACGCTCGTGGAAGCGTTCAAGCGCATCCAGTCCCGGGCTCTGATGCTCGCCTTCAACAAGTCGATTGCCGATGAACTTAAGACCCGTGTCCCGCAACACGTCACCGTCGCCACCTTTCACAGTGTCGGATTTACCGCTTGGCAACGCTACCTTGGCAGCCGGGTGCGAGTCGAAAGCTCCAAAGTGAGCGACATTATGAAGGAAGAAATGAGCCCCAAGGAGGGAGAGCTTTACGGGGCTTTTGTGCGCAAGATGGTCAGCTTGGCTAAATCGGTCGGGATGGGTTACTTGGTCAACGACGTGGAATCAGAATGGGCGGCACTGGCGGATCACTACGACGTAGAACCCGAAAGCGAGAGCGCCAGGATTGAAGACGGGATCGCTATCGCTCGGGACATTCTGCAACTCAGCAACGCCGCTTCCAAGCAGGTGATCGACTTTGACGACATGCTGTTCATGCCGCTCATCAAAAACGTCACGTTCACCAAATTCCCTTTCGTCTGTATCGACGAGGCGCAGGACACCAACGGCGTACAGCGCGCTCTGCTGAAGCGCATGATCGAAGCGCCATCGGGGAGGCTGATCGCGGTGGGCGATCCATGCCAAGCAATCTACGGATTCCGGGGCGCTGACTCCTCCGCGATGGCGAAGATCAAAGAGGAGTTCGAATGCGAGGAATTGCCCCTCACGGTCTCTTACCGCTGCCCGCGCGCCGTGGTGGCGATGGCACAGACCATTGTTCCATACATCGAGGCCAGCGATAAAGCTCCGGAAGGGCTCGTTGTTCACAACCCCGGAAAGGTGAACGACGACGGCAAGTTCGAAGCATGGCCATTCCGTCCGGAGGATGCGATCCTTTGCCGCAACTCCGCTCCTTTGGTGGCGACCGCCTACCGGCTGATCGCCAAGCGGATCGGATGCCGGATTCTGGGGCGAGACATCGGGGCTGGGCTCGTAAGCTTGATCAAGCAACTGAACGCCAAGGGCATCGACGCACTACTGGTCAAACTGGACGAATGGGAGGCCCGCGAGATCGACCGTGCGATGGCCAAGGATCAGTCCACCAAAGCCGAGAGTGTGCGGGATCGGGTGGACTGCATCCGCATCATCATCGGGGCGCTGGCGGAGCGGGAACGCACCGTTCCGAAACTGATTGAGGCAATCCAGTCGCTTTTTACCGACAAAGCCAACGGCACGATTACGCTTTGCACGGTGCACAAGGCAAAGGGCATGGAGTGGCAGCGCGTCTACATCCTGGATCACAACAAACTGATGCCCTCCAAATGGGCCAAACGGCCTTGGCAAAAAGAACAGGAAAAAAACCTGATGTATGTTGCCTACACACGAGCCAAATTTGAACTCGCATTCATTGACAGCGATCGGGAGATTCCGGATCCAGCATAAGGCCAAATGGCCACCGTGCTCCGATTCTCAGCCGTGATCGCCGCCTTAATCAGCTTCCTGATCATCGCCTTGGTGCTCTACCTCATCTGGTGGGTAATCGGGCGCTTCGTGGGCGGAGTGCCGCATCAGATCCTCGGGGCCATCTTGGCGCTCTGTCTTCTTTTATACGCGCTGCGGATCTTCGGTGGCGTGATCATTTGGTGAAAAGCTGTTGACGACAGTAACGCCTTGGCGTAAAAAGGAGCCTCATCGAAAGCACCAAAGCACCAAAGCAATGAAGATGTAGCCATTACACACTGACCCGCGCTGAGCGTCCGATTCGGGTAGGAAGAAGGACACGTTATGAGACACATTTAACTCTGAGAGCGGTGCATTGGCCCGAAAGGCGGCACCGCTCTCTCCTTGTACACCCGTTGACGGGTAGGCGGGACCGTCCTAGAAGGCAGCGCATGAAGCTCGTCCTATTGCTCTGCACCTTCGCCCTCGCCGGCTGCTCGAACATCACCCCAGCCCAACAGGCCAACATCGACAAGGCAGTCGCCACGGGTCTGAAGATCGCCGTGGATCGGCTCGACAAGCCGCAAGGACTAGCCAAATGAAGACGCCGAAGGACAAAAAGAAACGTCCTCCGCAAGCGCCCCGCAGAGCGTGGATGGTGTTGCTGGACTCCGCCAACGCCGAGCCGCACGTCATTCACCGCCGCCCAAATCTCCGCACCCGATGAGCACCAAAACACTCAAGATTCCCGAGACCCTTACCCGCACGGCTACGATCATTCGCGCCGCTGAAGGGGAGGACGCCGAAAAAGGACTGCGATTCAGCGTCAGCAGTGACGAGCCATATCTGCGGTACGATTGGTGCGCCGGAGAGGACTACTACGAAGTCTTGGACCATTCCCCCGGTGGTGTTGATGACGCTCGCCTTAAGGCTGGACTACCCATCCTTTTCAACCACTCGCGAGACAAACACATCGGTCGCGCTACAGAGTTCACCAACGACGGAAAAAAGATCACTGTTGGCGGGATGCTGTGGAGCGAAAGCGAGTTCGCGCAGGAAAAGAAAAAGGACATGCTTAACGGCAGCCTGCCCGACACGTCGGTTGGCTACGAAATCCTTGATGATGGGACCTGCGTCGGCGTGAAGGACGGAATCCCGATCTACAAATTCAAGTGGAGAATCCATGAGGCAAGCGCGGTGACCATTCCGGCGGACACGACGGTCGGCGTTGGACGCCAGCGGCAGGCACCAGAGGGGATGCAATTCCGAGAAATTCAGGTCAGCGAAAAAAAGTCCGTTGACGGAAAACAGAACACACCGCAGAAGGCGACAACTTCCAAGACCATGGCAACCGCTACCGACAACACCACCGAACAACCCGGCCTTTCCGTTGAGGTCGTCGCCGAACGCGAGCGCCAAGCCGTAGAGGGGCACAAGAAGGCCGAGAAAGAGCGCGTGGCCGCCATCCGCGCCTTCACGAAGGGCTTCAACCGAAAAGCCAACCTCAAGGTCGCCATCGAGGAACTCGAGGCCAAGGCTATCGACGAGGAGATGACGGTGGACGCCTACCGGGCGCTCGTTCTCGACAACTGGACGGACGCGCAGCGCGTCGAGGGCGCGGACGCACAGGGCGACATCGGCATGGGCAAGCAGGACATTCGCCGTTTCAGCTTCGCCAAGTTCCTTTTGGAGTCCCACACGGGCAAGCTGACCGGCGTCGAGAAGGAGGCCAGCGAGGCGGCGATCAAGAAGTACAGTCGCGACGCCCGTCCAGGCGGCTTCTCGGGCTTCTGCATCCCGCACGACGTGATGAGCCGGCAGTATGCCGAGATCCACGACCTCGACTCGCGCGGGCTCGCCAACCTCTATGAGGGCGTTCAGCGCGCCGAGAATCGCCTGCAACGCAGCCAGAACGCCACAAGCTTCACGGCGGGCGGATTTACGGTGGGCGTCGAGCTGATGGCCGGCAGCTACATCGACCTCCTGCGCAACGCCAAGCTGATCGGCCAAGGGCCTTTCGCTCACATCGAGATTTCCGGCGTGACTGGCAACATCGCGATTCCGAAGCAGACTTCGACCATCACGACCTACTGGCTCGCCGAGGGTGCGACGGTCAGCGAATCGAACTTCGCGGGCGGTCAACTGCTCTTCAGCCCCAAGCGGCTCGTGGCGCGGAACAGCTTCACTAAGCAACTTCTGGCGCAGGGCACGCCGAGCATCGAAATGCTGGTGCGCAACGACATGGCGCTCGCGCAGGGCGTCGAAGAGGATCGGGCGTCCATCAACGGCACGGGACTCAACGGCGAGCCCCTCGGCATCGTCAACACCTCGGGTATCGACGCCAGCGTGACCTATAGCGGCAACTGGACGCAGGCCAAGAGCCTCGCGTTCGAGTATGCGCTGGAAAACGCCAACGTGCGCACGGGTGAAATGGCATTCCTGACGACCCCTCTGACCAAGAGCTACGCTCGCGGTACGGTACAGGTCACTTCCTCGACGTTCCCGATCTACATCTGGATGCAGGACGCCAACGGCCCGGTGATCAGCGGCGTGCGTGGCGGCGTGGTCAACGGCTACCCGGCCTACGCGACCAAGAACGCCCCCACGAGCAACGTCGTGATCTTCGGCGTCTGGAACAACAACTTCACGCAGGTCCGCTGGGCCGGCATCGATGTCGTGGTGAACCCCTACACCGGGGACGCCTCCGAGATCATCTACGTCACCATGACGCAGTGGATGGATTTCGGCATCCGGTACCCGCAGGCATTTTCGGTGAGCACCGACGCCCCGACATCGCCATAGTTTTTTCTAACCAACTGATCCAATGGCCAAGCCTTCGTTCAACAAACCCGTTCCGACACATCTGCCGATCATCTTCGCGAGCCGCACCTTTATGCGCCGCGAACACGTTCAGGGCGCTCCGCAACCCAAGGAGGGCGAGAACCCGCTGATGATGATTTGCCAGAAGGGCGAGAAGTACGACATCCAGTACACGCAGGCCCTTGACCTGATCGTCGCCGAGACCGGCATCCAAGCCAACAAGCCGGAGAACGCCGAATGGATCGCCCACATCCGCGAGACTGCGAAAGAAGATGCCGCCCGCGAAGCCAAGTATTCCAAGGAAGCGCCGAAGACCGAAAGCCTGGACGAAAAGATCGCCCGCATCGTCGCCGCCGCCCTCGCGCCACTGATCGGCAAGAAAGCCACTTAACCACTCACCAATAACGCACCATGGCCGCTCCCGTAATCGATCCCGCAAATGAAATGACTTGGGCCTTCGCCCCGGCCAAGTCGCAGACCAACAACACCGGCGCATTCATCGCCAACCTGTCCAACTACCAGGGGCAGGTCGCGGTGGCTTTCAACATCGGCACCAAGACGGCCGGCGACTCGGACGGCGCGATCACGCTGCGTCTGATGACCAGCACGACCAACAACATCAGCAACGCCACGAACTACACGCCCGACGTGGGAGCCGCCACCGTGGCAACGACCAACAACAGCACCGCGAACGGCGTGCTGCTCGTCAATCCTCGGTCGGCCAACCAGTTCCTTTTTTACGGCGTCGTAGTCAGTGGCACGAACTCCCCGGCCTACCCGATTGGCGCGGTGGCGACCGGCTCGAAGAAGGTCGAATAGCTTTGCATGGCCGGGTGATGCCGGTCTGTCATAACCTTGAGCCCGTGGGGAAACTCACGGGCTCTTGCTTTTCCCGTTGACGGGGAGAACGCCAGAGCGTAAAAGGGAGGCGTTATGACCGAGATTAAAAATTGCAGCACGTGTGCACATAGCTCAGGTGGCGACGTGTTCCGCTATTGCAACAGGGCGCAGACTTACTGCTCGATTGAGGTGCAACACCCAAAAATTTGCGGAGGACGCGAACTGCCACTATGGCAACGCAAAATGCCAAGTCTCCTGCGCCGGGTGAGGAATTTTTTCTTACGCTCAAAACCAAATGAACCAACCACCCAAAACTGATCCACTGATCGAACTGCCCATCATCGACAACGGAATGGGCCTGATTACGGCAGCGTACGCGCTTAACATTATCCGCGCCATCTCCGAGAGCGGGCTGAACATCTCCATCCCCACCCAAGGCACAGCGGACAGCCTTGCTACCCGGGGGATGAACGACGCCACCAACTCCTTCCTTTACGGCAACGCGGATTACCTGCTGATAATCGACACCGACATCGTGACGAGCGGGCAGCACCTCAAATGGCTTTTCGAACACGACGCCGAGCTCGTCTACGGCACGTACCCGAAGCGACATCCCAAACACGAGATGTGCCTTGCCACCCTGACCGATGGCGACCGGCCGCCAGCCGGCAAGACACTGTGGGAGGTGAGGCGCGCAGGTCGGGGATACGTGCGGATCTCGCGTTCTCTTCTGGAGAAGATGAAGGAGGACAACGGGGGCCCGGCCAAGCGGTATCACAACGGGAAATTTCCGGTCCAGTGGGACTTCTGGCCTTCGATGGTGATCGAAGGCGAGTTCAGCACGGCGGGTCACGGCAAAGACGACAAAGGGTATCCGCGCCGGGAATTCATTTCGGAAGACTGGGGCTTCTGCGATCGCGCCCGCGCCCTTGGGGTTCCGGTGCTGGTCGATCCGCGAATCCAGACCCTTCACCTCGGCCAGACCGCTTTCCCGATTCGGTATGACGAGGACATGCTTCCGAACGTCCTGTCCTACTTTAGCGACGGCACGATCCGCCGCACCTGGAACCGCGTGAAGGACCTACGGAAACCCGCGATGCGATGGGATGACATTCAGGGCTGGTGCGAGGAATGCAACGACGCGCTCTTCTGCTGGCTGGCGGATCGGCTTCCCGACAAAGGCCGGTACGTGGAGGTAGGGTGCTGGCTGGGACGCGCCACGGCGTGCTTTGGGACCCGCTGCCGGGAGGCTGAGAAGGACATCGAGATCAACGTCGTGGACACGTTCACGGGAAGCACTGCGGAGCCGTGCCGGAGTGTGCAGCAACAGGCGGCGGAAGGCGTCATGGGCCGCCCAATGGGCGACGTATGGAACGTCCGGGACGAGTTCACGCGGAACATGCAGGCCACCCGGACACCGGCCATTATCCACGAAGGGGAAAGCATCGCGATGGCGGATCACTTCGAGGCCAACAGCCTGGATGCGGTCTACATCGACGCCGGCCACACCTACACGGATGTCTTCAACGATATCGCGGCATGGCTCCCCAAGGTGAAACCCGGGGGCGTGCTGTGCGGGGACGACTACGGGATCGATCATCCTGGGGTCACGGAGGCCGTGGACAACTTCCTCGGCAAAGACAAGGTTCGCCAACAGGGCAAAGTCTGGATATACGAGGTGCCAGCATGAACGCGGCAACCAAGAAATTCGTAGCCCTGATGAAGAAGCTGAAGAAACAAGGGAAACACCGCGCCTTCATCGACCTGTTCAACGGCGAGCAGATCGTCAACGCCCGCAAGAACGCAGCGGCGCTACTGGAAAGGATGGGCGGCAATGCCCGATAGTCCTTTAATCAAGGCGTGGCGCGAGCTTTACGCAGCCCAGAGCGAGATGCAGGGCACTGACTGCACTCTCTCGGTCCTGAACGATAGCGGCATCGCGTGCATCGAGGGCGAGGATCAGAACGACCCAGCCTTCTACGGCGGCGGCATCGCCAGCGGTGGCCAGATGATCGTGCAGTGCGTCTACGCCGACCTGACCGCCCGACCCGACAAGGGCGACATCGTGACCGTCACGGGGCGCGGATCGGGCGTGGACTACGTGGCGCAGGTGATCGACACCACGGACCGCAACGGCATCCTGTACCTCAGCTTGGGAGACAACACCGCTACCTGATGACCACTCGACAGGAAAAACGCGGCCACGGGCCGTATAAGCACGGGAAAGGGCAATCTACATGAGCACCCCACAAGCCATCGCCATCGAGAACATCATCCTGGCCCAAATCCAGACGCAGGCCCCGTTCACGAACGCCACCAACGCCCCCACGGCGAACTACGACAACGCCCAAAACCTGATCGACAAACAGGACATCTTGTATGTGCAGGCCAGCAACCCGATCCCGCTGGCCCCAGCCCGCAAGCCGAGCCTTCCGGCCCCGGTGCAGATGAGCACCGTGACGGCGACGATTCGTTTCGTCTCCAAAGACACCAACAAGCTCAACGATTGGGAGGCCGGTCTGGACTCCGCCCTACAGCAGACAACCAACTTCAGCGGCACCGTGACCAATATGGTCAACGCCAGCTTCCCGAACGGGATGGAGGTCGATGTCCCGACCGGGGGAGATCGTCAGGCCGAAGGCGCGGAGCAGCGCATCAGGACGCGGGTCTTTCGGGTGGTGATCCGGCCATGAAAACGATCCTTACTTGCCTTTGCAAAGACCGAGATATCGGCGGGATATTAATAGCATCCGTGTGGGCATGGGTGCTTCACTTGGTAGGTATATTTTAAGAGCGCCCCGGTTTAGCACACGCCTTTCACGGAGGGCTGGAGCCGTGAGCGATTACGGTTCGGCGGGGCGCTCTTCACTTTCCCCGTTGACGGGAAACCGGACAGCGGTAGAAGGCGCGGCATGGGCTCGCTCCTTAACCTTTCCGGCTTCACATACGGCATCGCCAACGACGAGACCGCGATCAACATCCGCGAGATCAGCGTCAACTCCTCGCTTGAGTACGACAAGGAAGTAACTAACCGGAGCGGGGACATCCGGGGACGGGCCATCGGCCTTGCGCGGGCCGAGATCACGGTGTCGGGGGAGACGACGGGCAGCAACGGCATCGTGGCGGCGGTAGCGGGGACGGCCTACAGCCTCGCGAACTCGGTGGATCAATTCGGTCAGACCACCGGCGGCTGCTACGCCACCACCATGACGATCACCGGGAACCGAGATAACCTCAAGGAGTTCCAAGTCACCTTTAAGCGCATCCAGGGCATCACCTAGGCCCCGGACGCTTCCTGAACCAACCGAACCAACTACATCCAAAACGTGAGCACTATTGGCATTGACCAGATCGAGATCGACGAGTTCCCGCTCGTTGTCGCCCTCCGAACAATCGGCGTCCCATGGGCCGACGAGAATTGTCGGATGCTGAACATCTACACGGAGGACTTCCTTCGGAAGATCAACAAGACCGCCGAAGAGGCCAAGAAGGCCGGGATACCGGGCAATAAGCAGGTCTGGATTTTCAAACGGACCGACGAGCTCGAAGCAGCTCGTAAAATCTTCCGGGACCTTTGGGACAACAACGAGAAGATCGTGGACTTCCCGAACATCGATACGGCCACGATGCTGAAGATCGGGATCCTGTTCCTCAAGAACCGGGGCCCCATCGCCGCCGACTTCCGCAACCACACGCCCCGAGTCGCCATTTCGCGAGGAACGGAGGGCGAAGTAACGCTGCTTACTTCCAAGACCACAGCGGCCGCTCGGGCTCAGATGGGGATCGAATAACCAACCAACCCAACCAATGACAGACACACCCGACCCTAGCGAAGTAGTGGCGCAAGCCGTAGCCGGCGACGACGGCGAGATTGGAACCAAGTTCCAATGGCGCGGACGCCCGCTCAATCCCTACAGCCTCCATCACGTCAACGCCCACATGCGGATGGCCTGGGAGAACATGGGGGACTCCGAATATGCGCAAATGTTCATCTGGCTCCTGCTGCACAAGAATGGGGCAGCAGCCAACCGCATCCGGGGGGAGAAAGCCGTGGAACAGGCGCAGTTCGAGGCTATCGAATGGGCCGAAAAGGAGGGGGCGGTCAACAAGGAGACCGCGAAGGAGATGGTGGACTTGATGCAGGAGATCCGCGCCGACAAAGCCAAGGCCGAGAGCATCCAGCCGAAGAGCCGAGGGGGCACACAGGGAAACCCTTAGCGCCGGGACAATGGACGTGGCTGATCGCCCGCGTCTCGGAGATCACACACGGCAGCCTGACCCCAGATCAGATCATGGGCGAGATCAGCTACGCGGACGCCCTGCGGTACTACCATCAATGGTGGATCGACCAGGACCCCAAGAACAAGCTGGTGCGCGTAAAGACCAGTTCACCAAAGAGCGCCAAGGGACTATTCTCCGCGTATGGCCAATCTTAAGACTCGGATCGAAGGGAAGCTGGCGGTGTTCGAGCGGCGGTTGAAGCAGTACGTAGAGGTAGGGCGCAAGACGATGCCGAACGCCCTCAATAAGCAGGTCCTACAGGTCATCGTTGGAGGAAAGGGGCAACGCGGTTTGGTGCAGATCACGCAGAAGGCCACAGAGTCCCGTATCCGCGCGGATTTGGCCCGTGTGGTCACGTACCGCATCGAGGGCCACCAGCCCATCACCTCGCGCCTATCGCGCGTCCTAGCGGCTCAGGCGCTCTTCAAAAAGGGCATCCACATCACACGCGCGGCATTGGACGCCAAGGAGCAGTCGATCATCAACCAGCGAGTCAAACACACACGCGCCTACATCGCGGCTTCGTGGCTGTTCGCAGCCCAAAAGCTGGCGCAGTACGTGCCGAACAACACGCTGAACAGGCTTAACGATTCCGATATCCCAAGGGACTCGCAAAAGAACGCCGCGCGCGCACAACAACTTACCACGGCGGCCAGCCAACAGATCCTTCAGGTGGTGGTTTTCAACACGGCTATCGGTGCTTCCAAGATCGCCGCGAAGGCGCTTCCGAAAGCTCTTTCGAACGCCGCCCGATCCATGGGAAAATACATCCTCCAAGAGGTCTCCAAGGAGATGCAGACCAAGGTCAAGTTCTTGCCCGGTCATTGACCCTTTTCCCGTTGACGGGTAAAAGGAGGACACCCAACCGATCCAATGGACGACATTTCATTCAAAGCCAGTATCGACGACTCGCAGGTGACGACGAGCGCGGCTCGGATGGAAGCGACCGTCAAAAAGGCCAGTTCCAGCATTCAGGCCGAGTTCAACCGGATCTACGTCAGCCAGCAAAAGATCGCCTCGGGAGGGGGAGGGGGATCGGCGAACTACCGGATCGGCCAAGTGGCGCTTCAGGCGCAGGACGTGGCGGTACAGCTCCAAGGCGGGGCCAAATACGCACAGGTCATCGCCCAGCAGGGCTCGCAGATCGCCAGCATCTTCGGACCCACGGGGGCAATCATCGGCGGCGTTCTGGCCATCACGGCCGGGATCATCGGCTGGGCAGCGGCGGAAGAAAAGGCAACCGAGAAGGCCAAGAAATTCGCGGAGCAAATGGAACAGGTTAAGGAGACTTCAGACAGTCTCTCCAAGATCATGTTTCAAGCATTCGACGCCCGGGAAAATACCATGGCGCGGGCGCACGGGGGATCGATGGCGGAGGAGGAGCTAAAGCGGCAGAAGGAACTGATCCACGGACTTGAAGAGATCGACCAGCTTGTCGTCGATGCCCTTCACAACAAGAACGAGATTTCCAACGAGGATGCCATGAGCGCCCGGGAACAGGTGCGCTACAAATACGCGGCACAAGAGGTCTTGGCGACCGAGGAGCGCATCGCCCATTTCCTCGGAGTCTCATCTGAGAACGTCAGCGCGATCATCAAGAAAACCGACCAGCACCTCCAACTGGAAAAGCAAATCGCCGAACACGCGGATCGCCACATCGCAGCCCAGAAACGGATCGAGGAAGAGGACGACAGGCGGGTCAAATCGGCCAAGGAACTGATGAAACACGCGCGGGAACTTACGGCGCTGGCGCAGAAGGGCCTCCACGGACTCTTCGACGACTACGGCCTTGCGTCACAGTCCCGCGAGCTGGCCAAGCAACTCCTTACATCCCAGGCCATCCACGGTCAGAAGATCCTGGATAAAGCATCGGCCATCCAGGATCCGGCAGCGGCGAAGAAAGAAGCGCAGGACAAGAAACGGGAGCAACGCGCCATCAAGGAGGCGGCAGAACGCGAAGCTGACGAAGCTGATCGTCGGAACCGCCAGCATGGAGGCAATGGGCTATCACGAGCGCAACGGGACGCCATGATCCGCAAGGGCATCGCCGATGCCAACAAGGTGAAGGACAACAAAAACAAGGTCAGCATCGACGACGCCGACATCAACAAACTCGCCGCCTCTATCGCGGCAGAGACCGCCAAACAGATCGCAAAATGAGCACGAGCCCAATCTTTCTAGGCGACATGGCCTTCCAGGAAACAGTGGGCAGCGTGCTCAACGTAGACCCCTGGGGGCTCGATACCCTCACGCGTCGGATCAATGGCCGTTCCGACCAAGGCCCAGCCTACATCGCCACGCTGGCACGCAAGCGCACCGTCACGGACTCGGTATATAAAACGCTCTACATGGTGGACTACTCCATCACGATGGACGGCGCGATCTGGGACGCCACCCTTACCTTTAAAGGCGTCATCAACTCCACGCTGCAACCCGATCCGATCATCGAGAAGGGGTACCGGGTGCAGAACATCACGCTCCCGTTCTTCGGTTCCGAGGCCACGGGCATCAACGCCACCTTCAGCCTGACCGTTCCCTACACGCGCTACATGTACGCCCTTCAGGAGGAACCCACGGCCCCGCGATTCCGAGGTCGAGTGAAGGTGACGAAAGACTCCCTTCAGATCGTCGGGCGTGCCGGAGCGGCCGGGAATCTGGTCATCTTCGCCGGCAAGTTCCTAAACACTGGCGTGCCGGGAGTGATTTCTGGCGGGGCAATTTCGAGCAGCATCAACTCCTACAACGCCGTTGCCGAGAGCGTGACGACGCAGTTTGACGCTCGGCAGGTCGGCCAATGGTGGGAGGTCACAGAAAACAACGAGGTGGTCATCCAGCCGCTCGATCTGGCGCAGGCTGGCTACACGGCGCAACTGAACGGCTTCTAATGTCCTTCATTACCGACATCCAAAAGCTGCCGGACTTGAAGGAATTCGAGGGCGGGAACAACAAGCAACGAGACCACCTAAATGCGCTCGTCAAAGCCATCAAGCTCATCCGAGACGCGGCCAATCGGGCCGGAAACGAGAAGTCTCCGAACGTCCTTCAGATCACCGTGGTAGCCAACGGCGCACCCGTTGACGGGACATTCACGGCGTACGTCGGAAACCTGACATGAGCAGGATTTGGTTCATGGGCAGCGGATACGAGGACGCCGCCAAAGGAGCGCTCATTCAGCCCACCAAGGCCATCGTCCCCTACCCGGGCCAGCGGAACACCATCGACGGCGTGCGATTCGGGTACCCGGAGATCATTGATGACGATCAATTCTGTGAACTACTCTACCGGGTGAAGCGATGGGGCCTCACGGTGAGCTGGAGCCTATCGGGAACCATTGGAGGACTGACGGCTACCGAGGTCGGCAGCGGAAGCGGGAGCATGATCCTAAACCCGGCCATCACGAGCGAACGCGACCTTGTAGAGCCGGTATGGAACCTCTTCGGGGCACAAGGAAGCTGGCTCGCAGACCCCATCTCCTACACCTACACGCGGGTCATTGACGGCGATTCCGAGACGGTGAACACCACCAGCACCGGGTACCTGTGGATCGCCGCCTCCTTCGCCGCGCCAGCCCTGACAACGCCGGTGACGACCTACACATGGCGAACCGATCTTGAAAGATGGGTACCGCGTGTAGACGCCATCGGGATCGGCGCTGGCTTCTTCGTCTGCGCCACGGCGCAGGACATAACGCCACCAACAGACTGGACGCCCATCACCTTCACGGGCAGCTTCAATGGAGCGGCCATGGAGGTGCGAGGAATCACCCGGGACACCCTCAGCGTGGTTTCGGCTGACTTGGTGATCGAGCCCGTCGAATGGTGGGAGTACCGGACGGCGGCGGGGGCAGATCCGATCTACGACTCGGCTACGGGTGCGAAAATCCGCAGCCCGATCACGCAAGTATTTTGACGAGGGGGCAGAGTGCTGACTAGAAGCGCCGGTAATGGCTTCCAAGCGCCGCCTATTTATTAATATTTCCGAACTGGATCCCAGTTCGGCCTTCGTTAAGTCCTTCACCGAGACCAGCGCCGCCAATCCGATTGTGATGGCGCAATCGGACTCCTTCACCCTTCAGCTTCATTTCCTGGCGGTGAACCCCATCCCGACGCCGGGTCGGCCGTTCATCTACGTGGATCCGGCCGACTGGATCGGGGCCAAATTCGCGATGGGGAGCATCGGAGCCATCCCCAACGGCGGAACCTTCACTGTCACGAGCAGCGTAAGCGGCACAACGGGCGGCATCGCCTACAACGCCAGCGCCGCGACGGTGCAGACCGCCGTCCAGGCCCTCGGGGGAATGGGAGCCGCGACCGTGACCAGCACCGTCACCGGGTCGTGGAACATCGATAGCAACTCCGCCACCGCAAGCCCCGTGGTAGACCTCACAGGCAGCGCCATCGCCCTCGCGCCGGACGGCTCAACGGTGGTCATCATCAAGACCCAGACGGCCAACGGAAGTTTGACGAATCGCTGGATCATCCAAGTCCGCAAAGCCCTCCCGGTGCTCAACACCACATGGACGGGGCTGGACTTGGCAAACGTCGATGTGACGATCGTTCAACACGGCAGCGCCACGGCCAACAAGGTCTTTCGGGTGGTCTGGAACGCCGACGCCTATTACGGGGGCGTCCTGCTGGCTTTCTTCGACGGGACCAACACCTTCACCCTCGGACCCATCGCCTACAATGCGCAGGCGTCCGATGTCGTGGCGGCATTCACCGCCACGGGGGCGGGCAACAGCGTCTCGGTTGTGCAGAACAACGCCGGGGATTTCACGATCTCTTGCACAGGGACGGGCATCCAACTCAGCGACGATCCAACACTCGACACGTCTTCCAACACGCTGATCGTTCCGGTAGGGTACGAGGGTACCGTCACGGCCAGCACAGCAGGAGTCGGGGACCTTTTGGCAGGCGCGAACACCGTCACCACGACTTGCGAGGTGGAGATCCGACAGGACGTCGATCAGCCGCAGACCGTGGCGCAGATCACCAACGCCGTCTTCATCGCGGACCTGATCAGCAATAGCCCCGGTTTCCAGACAGGTAGCGAGGATTTCGCCACGATTCCAGACGTGAGGGCGATTGCGGCTCATACGTTCGCTAATACAACCGCGCGCAATGCGGATGTCCCAGAACGCGATGGCCAACTTGGGTTTCAAATCGACACTCAGCAACTTTGGCATTCCAATGGAACGAGCGCCGGGGATTGGCAACAAACAATCCAGATTGGCGCACTGCGCGTCGGAAACTCTGGAGTTGCCGACGGGGTTTTGACAATCTATGGCGGCGGGGCTGGTGCTCAATTCGGATCTATCGTAGCGAGTCCGCTTACCTCCATTCGTTCTTGGAATCTTCCAGATGCGAGCGGAACTATTGCGCTCACGGGTTCGACTACCTCTTCTGCCTACGTCGCCAAAACATCCGGCTACACCGTCACGGCAACGGACAGCACCATCGATTGCACAACGGGATCGTTCACCATCACTCTCCTAACTGCCGTTGGCATCACCGGCCAGACCTTCACGGTCAAGAACAGCGGCAGCGGCACGATTACCATCAACACCACAAGCAGTCAGACGATTGACGGTCTGGCCTCGGGCGCAATCACCCTCTCGCCGGGTGTGGCGATGACCGTTCAGTCCACGGGTGCGAACTGGATCCGGATCTAACTTTATGAGCTTCAATCCAAACTCGGCACTGATCGGAGAGATTCGGACCTATGCGGGCATCACAGCCCCGAGCGGATGGCTACTGACCTACGGGCAAGCCATCAGTCGCACGACCTACGCCAGCCTGTTCGCCACGCTGAACCCCTCACAGGGCACCGTCACGATGACGATTGCGAGCCCCGGCGTAGTGTCGAAAACCTCTCACGGATTGGTCGCTGGCGACCCTATCTACTTCACCACGACCGGCGCTCTCCCAACCGGTGTAACGGCTGGGACGAAGTATTTCGTCATCAGCGCAGGATTGACCGCCAACGCGTTCGAGTTCAGCGCCACTCTTGGCGGTAGCGCAGTGAACACCAGCGGCAGCCAGAGCGGCACACACACCCTCTGGCGCTCGCCCTACGGTGTCGGGGATGGCTCGACCACCTTCAACGTGCCCGACCTACGGGGACGCGTGGCGGCGTTCTATGATAGCATGGGTGGCACGGCGGCGAACCGGTTGACTGGCTCGCCTACGGGCGGCGTGACAGGTAGCGTCATTGGTGCGACCGGTGGCGAGCAGGGGCACACGTTGACCGCAGCCGAGATTCCTCCGCTTCCCGTTACGGGAAGCGATGCGTGGGGAGCTACTGGTGCAGGTGCCATCGCCATAGGTGACGACGGTTCATTTAACACCACCTCCAACAATGCAGCAAATAACGGAGTGTCTACCGCTTCGCACAACAACGTGCAGCCCGCGATCATTTTGAACGCCATCATCTACACAGGAGTATAAAAACATGACACCCATTGGACTCATCGCACATTTCGCCGTCACTCCACCGCCAGCCCGCTGGCTGGAATGCAACGGACAGGCAATCTCGCGGATCGCCTACGCTGATTTATTCAGAGTCATCGGAGAGACGTACGGCGCAGGTGACGGGACGACGACATTCAATCTGCCCGATATTCGCGGGCGCGTGATTGCTTCGCCTGGAACCGAGCCCTTCAACGGAGTGGGATCCAAGACCGGAGAGGCTACGCACCAGTTGACTGCTTCGGAAATCCCCGAGCTCGGCATAAGCGTAACGGACGATTGGCAAGTTGCCGGTTCCGCTAAGGTGGCAGGGAGCGATGGGACAACCTCGAACCCCCTATCTTCCGTGGTCAACGCAGGCGGCGGATCGCCGCATAACAACGTGCAGCCCACCATCATTATTCCGGCAGTAATCTACGCTGGCGTGTGAGCCACGAAGCCCCCAACGGCAAAGCGACCGTCTCCCTTATCCTTCAGGGTGCCGCCTTCCTCGTCCTGGTCGTCGCTCCGTTAATCATCATGTATTCCAAGCTGAACAGCTTGGAGATTATGGTCACGGAACGCCTCGGGGAAGTGGAGACGCAGTTCCGGGCGGCGGACGAATACCGGAACGTCATGCTGGCCACCCAGATGCGCTACATCGGGCTCCTGTGGCACAAAGCCTACGGGGAGCCATTCCCGACTGAGACCTACTTTCCAACCATCTCACGTAAATAACCATGGGCTACCGCAACATCACCTTCACCTTCGTTGTCTCGGGCGATCCGAATGGCGCCCCGGACGCAATCGACATCTTCCTCGCGGGCGTGCGGCTCAAGATGTGGTACCTGAGTGGCGAAGCCGAATCGGATACCAGCGGACCCGAGGCACCGGATGCCCCGGCAATCAACGTTCCCATTGACGGGAACTGTTCGATCACCACTCCCAACTTCAACCCCGTGGAAGGCGTGACCTACGTCTTGGAATACTCGGATAACGAGTGGGCGTCGGTCTCGGTCCTTGATTCGGACTGCGGACCCAACGAGACCACGGAGACCACCTTTACGAGTACGCGGCGCTGGCGTATAACGGCCTACGACAATACAGGCACCGTTAACGGGCAATCCACCGCCCTCATTCCATGAATCCCGAACTCGTAATAACCGAATCTGGCGTGCGCAGAATGGTAGCCAGATCATGGAAGGCGTGGCTGGCATCGATGCTGCCGTTCTTCGTGAGCATGACGACTCGCCGGCGAAAGACAGAGGAAGGGGAGGAGGTCGAGCAGAAGATTAACAACGTCGCCGCCGGATGGCAGGCTATCCAACTGGCCTTCATGGGCTACATCGTCTACTCCATCAATTCCTTCGTTGGAGGCCCGACAGAAAATCGCGCGGTGAACGAGATCAAAGACCGGCTGACGGCCCTTGAGCACAAGGTGGAAGGCATGGACTACCAGCAACGACTTTTCTTCGACAGCGTGAAGACCTACCAACCTTCGAAACGATGAGCCCCGGCGACATCATTGCCATCATTGGAGCCACGGCGGCCGCGATCGTCTCGATCATCACGGCGTTCCGGCAGTCCGCCAACCATCAGGAAACCAAGGACAAGCTGGACGCCATCCACAAGGATGTGAACCAATAGGCCCATGCTGCGCCGTAAAGCCCCGCTACGCCGTTCTGGCTTCCGAAAGCCACAGGACAGCGGACAACCCCAGAAAACCCAGCCGCGGGCTTCCTTATCACGGGAAAAGGGCATCCGGAGAGTGAGCGAGAAGCGCCAGCGGCAAAACCGGCAGTACGCAGAGGTTCGGAAGTCCTTTATGGCCGAGCACCCGGATTGCCATAGCTGCGGGCGGCCAGCCGAGCACCTCCACCACAGCCGGGGCCGCAACGGGAGCCTGCTGACGGACACGCGATTCTTTATGGCGCTGTGTGGAACATGCCATGAGGCGGTACACCAGAACCCCAGAGAGGCAAGGGAGCGCGGACTACTCAGCAGCGCGGCGGACTGGAACACAGTCCCGAAAGAAAAATACGCTCTGGCGTAAAATAATCGTTGACGACAACGAGCCGGATCGGTTACACGATGCGGCGTTATGAGAGACGACATCAAAGCCGAAGACGCCACGGCCACCCAAGTTGGCGACATTACGGAGAAACAAGTACGTGCTTTTCTGCTCGGGGTTGCGGAGCGCCTCCTGCAATTCATTCCCGGCAACGGGTTGATCATGGTGCGCCCCGAGGTCAGCTTGTTCGGGAGCGGGAACGACACGATCAACTGGACCATCTATGCGGCGGGTGGAGATCACGAATCGGCCAACCGCCTCGAAGACGCGTTCAACGCCCAAGTCTTTAAGATGAATCCCAAGTTCATCGCGGAGCGCCTGCGCAAAGAGGCGCAAGATAAGATCGCCCAAGCCGAAAAACTCGAAGCCAATGAACCCGCCCAATAGCCAACTCGCCATCCTGCAACCCTCCGAACTCGTTCGGCAGTCCACTGACATCGCCAATCTTTGTAAGGAGGTGGTGCTTCGGACGGCGAAGAAGATCGGAGACCGCAAGTTCCTTCCCGTCGAAGCGTGGATGACCGTCGCCACCGCGCACGGCTGTATCGCCAGCGCCCGCGAAGTCGAACGCGTGGAGGGCGGATTCCGTGCCGTGGCTGAAATCCGCCGCATGAGCGACGGCGTTGTGCTGAGCACAGCAGAGGGCTACGTTGGAGAAGACGAGCCCGTGTGGTTTGGCGGACCGGGGAAGAAGTACAATCCTCGAACCAAACGCACGGAGGACTGCATTTACCCAAAGCGGGCCGACTACGCGATCCGCTCCATGTGCAGCACGCGGGCTGTCTCAAAGGCATGCCGAACGGCCTTCGCGCACGTCGTCGTGCTGATGAATGCCGGATTGGCGACGACGCCGGCAGAGGAAGTGCCGGATGGCGGCTTCGACAACCAACACGATCCCGTCGAGCATCACGCCAACGAGCGCGAGGAAGCCAGCAACGCGGCCGCAACCATCAAGGATTGGCGCACGACCGAGATCCACTTTGGCAAGAAGAAGGGCACACCGCTCGCCAAGCTGGATGTCTCTTCGGTCCGCTGGTACCGCGACAACGCCATCAAATCCGTGGAAGCCGGAAAGGCCAGCACCGACGACCGCCGGCTGTTGGCCGCGTGCGAGATGGCCCTACTTGAACTCAACCCGACGCCGGGAACCAAGCCTGCGGCCACGAACGCCAAGCGCCCGCACGATCACCTTCGCTCCATGATGGAGTTCAACAACATCATGGAAGACGACCTGATCGCCGCCTGCCACAAGAACGGGATGAACTCCGACGTGGAGAAGATCGAACAGATGACCGACGCGGAGGCCGAAAGCGCCATCAAGAACTTCGAAGAACTCTGCAAATGAAATCACCCATCTGGAACCGCCAGCGCCTGATGTATGCCTTCGGCATCCCGGCGATCATCGTCTGGGCGTACCTCGCCTTTCGCAAGCAATGAGCACAAAAATTTACATCGTATCCGACGACATCACCATGCGAGGAAACTGGTGGGCTGAAGATGTTTCGTTCAGTACAGGCCTTGACTCCCGAGGCAACGCGATCACCAAAATCCGATTCGTCGGCGTCTTGGATGATCCGCACCTATACGGACAGACCACAGTCACGGTGAAACCCACCCGTCGCCGGGCCAAGAAAGGAAAACGGAAATGAGCACGATCGTATTCGACATCGAGACATGCCCTCTACCCTTGTCCGAACTCACAGCGGCCATCCCGCCCTTCGATTCCGAGGCGGTGAAGTATGGCAACGCCAAAGACCCCGAGAAGCGCGCGGCGATCCTCGCCAATGCCGAGTCCAAGCACAGGACGGACTTCATTGAGAACGCGGCGCTGGACCCCAGGACGGGGCGGATCAAGGTCGCGGGCTTTCGGGACACGCAGACGGGAGAGAACACGCTCGTAATTCACGAGCCCGAAAGCCTTACCGGCATGGAGCAGATCGGAGAAGCAACCGTGCAATGGGTTCGGACATACCCAGCGTTCTTATCGCATCTTCACATGCGCATAATGGCCGCCATGGCCATACGCGACAACCGCCTAATGGGATACTACATCCACGACTTCGACCTCCCCTTCCTGTTCCAGTCATCCTGGATGAACGGCGTCCCGGCCAACGTGCGCCACTACCGCAGGGGTCGCTACTGGAACGACAACATCGTAGACCTACGGGAGACATGGTGCTTCGGAGACCGCTACGCCGCCACTGGTGGCCTGGATGGGCTCGGGAAGCTGGTCGGGGCCAAGACGCGAAAGACCGGGGATGGGAATAACTTCCATATCCTCTTGGACCAAGACCCCAAGGCCGCGCTGGAATACGTGATCGCGGACCTGATGCAGACTGAGGAGATCGGGCGCGCGCTGGGGGAGATTTGAGATGAAGCCCTACGAAACATGGGGACTTACCGGAGCGCAGGCCAGAGCGATCTGGGAAGATCCGAACTGCGGACAAGACATATTCAAACTCTTCATTCCAAAACCAATGACACCCGACTACACCAACGCCATCGCCGACCTACTGACGGTCGCCACCCTTGCGAAACCCGAGGTCAAGAAAGCCGCCATGCTGGCGATCCTAAAGTTCTATTTCCCGTCGTCGGGAGAGACCCCGGCTGTCTTCCGGAACATGAAGTCCAGCGAGATCGGACTGATCGTCCTTCCCGATGGTCAAGTCGAACGCTGGGAGGGCATGACCTACCGCGGGACCTACGCCACCTACGAAGCCGCGATGAACCCATGAGCGCCGAGATCGAAACGATCCAGCGGCCGCTCGCGCAGTGGCTACGGGAACAAAAGATCCCGTTCATCAACCCTCGGTCGGACAAAGAAAGCGGGCTGCCCGTTGGATGGCCGGACTTCAGCATCTTCTTTCGTCCCGGCACGGATGCCAACGTCCAGGTCCTTTTCATCGAAACGAAGGACAAAGATACTCGGATCACCAAAGACCAAGAAAAGTGTCACGCCGACCTTCGTGCAGCGGGACACGTCGTAATCATCGCCAGGAGCCTCGCCAGTGCCGTTGAAGCCATCCAGCAATGGCAGACCACCGGAATCGTACGAAACGCGGCGCTAGGGCCATCCAAGGCGCAGGAATGGGCTATTGCCCAAGACGGCACGAACGGGGATTACCTGTTCCGCAAGACCCAAGATGGCAAATGGGCCAAGAACCGCCGCGCTACGATCGACGATCTGGCCCAGCACCCACGCATTCACCTACAGAGATAGCCAACCAACTCCAATGAACCAACCGAACCAAACCCACCCATTCCATCTCGCCCTCGCCCGTGATTGCGGGTGGCCGCTCGTGACCCGTGACGGGCGCAGGGCTGAAGTGCTGAAGTGGGAAAGCAAAAATGTCTTTCCTCTTATCGGCACTACTACCGTATTGTACGACTTTCTAAATCCAGAACAGCCCCAGCAATGGAATTTAGATGGAGTCGCCAGACTGGAAAAGGTTGCCGATTCCGACATCTTTCTCTCCGCCGACTATAGCGACCCCCGCGTCTGCGCCGCCGTGCAGGCCGCGCACGAGAAGCTGGGGATGCAGGTGAAATGGGGCCGATTCGGGGACGCAATGCTTGGCAGCAGCGCTCAGCAAAAGCCCGCGTTCCATTGGGAGTATTGTGACTACCGCCTCGCGATTCACCTGCCCGCTACCGTAGACTGCACCGCGCCGGGCCATAACCCGGACCGGCTCGCGGTTTCGCAGGTGGGGCAGGGGTGGCGGTTGTTGGAGGAGGATGAGATTAAAGATCGAGAAGCAACTCCACATATCCAATCGTGGGAAAACAAAACCTATTGGAACCCAGCTCCATTTATGGGCTCTTGCTGTGGCATTACCTACCGCACCCGCCTCTCCCGCGAAGCCCTCGCGAAGCTGGACCGGCCCGCATTCGACCCGCGCAACATCCCCGGCTTTCGCCCGCTGTTGCCCACGGAGCGCAACCACCGGGACGACTTCACCGAGGCGGATCTGCCGGAGGGGTGGAGGCCTTTGTTAAAAGGAGAGCATGTAGAAGATGGAGTAGATGAATGGGGGCAGGACGGTCACTTTGAAAAGGCAGACGGGTGGTCCGGATACGAAAGTCTCCCAGACTGGGCGATCAAAGGTTGCTTTATTCGCACCCGCCGCCCGCTCCCCTCGCCGCCCAAGTTCGTCCCGTGGGATTTCGAGACGGGGCCGATGATGGTGAAGGTTCGCCAGAAAGGAACGCAGTGCAAAGGGGTGGCATATATTACTCTCACTGGGTATTCGGTTCAGATGGCGGATTGCGACTACTCGATGGAGACCTTCGAATCGCTGCTGAAGAACTTCGTCCAACTGGACGGATCGCCTTGCGGACAACTTCAACAACCCTAAACCCCATGTATACTATCACCATCACCCATACACCGCAGATACCCCACGATCAGCTTATGGAGATTCGTCCGGCTCAAGATATCGGCGTTCCGGTTGAAGCGACGCCGCAGGTCAACGAAGTGGCGAGTGTATCGGTCGCCACGCTGGACATGCCGCCGCTGATGGCGCTCCTTTACCGGACCCCGAGGGCAATATGGCGAACAAGGTGGGCGCAAGGACCGTTGAGCAATATGCACGGTATACTATTTCCGCCACCGCCGCCCAACGCTGCGAGGCCTTCCTGCGCACGGTCGGGAGGTGGGAGCAATGAACCCCACCCTCCAAAAGGTCGCCGCCTTCCTACCGACCCTGATGCGCAACATCATCCCCGTCCCAAGTGGTCCCGGCTACGTGCTGGAACTGGAGGGCTCGGAGATCGACGCCCTGCAGGAACTAGCCCACAAGCTCCAGACTGCCCGCTATTGGGAACGCTATAGCCAAACGGAACCCCTGACCCTAATGAACCAATGAAGATCACGGGTAACACCTCATGTCCCAATCCCCACGCCTCAAAGCCGAAGATGTCCTGACCCGCGTCCGAGCGTTCCTGCACGGCAACCCCAACCTGACCGACGTTTGGCCCATGGACGAGCGGGCCGAGAAAGCCGTGGTCGGCGGACTATTCGCTCTACCCAAGGAATGCGCGGCCATCCTGACCACCAAGGGAGTGACGGCCGATTACTTCTACGATCCGAAGTGTCAGATCGTCGCCAAGGCGATCATCGAACTCCTAAACAGCGGTGTCGCGGTGGACTTCATCACCCTCACCAACAAGCTCACGGCCTCGAAGCACATCGAGGGCGTCGGGATCCCCTTCCTGCACGAACTGACCGGGGACTACACGGGGATCAACTTCAACCACCACCTTGAGATCGTGATCGAGAAGTACGCACTACGCTACGGAGCCATGACGGGCATAGCCATCGCGGGCCGGTGCATGGAACGCCAGGACGACTTCAAGACGCTGTTGACCGAGCTCCAGCGCATGGCCGTACACGTCGCAGGGATTGGCAGCAAGGCGTCCGATCTCCAAATTCGTGACCAAGTGGCGGCCCTGATCAACAAACGCCTACAGGACGCCAATCCGGGGCTGGAAGGGCTATCGACACACATCCCCGAACTGGACCAGTACACGGGCGGCATCCGAGACGGACATCTCGTGATGCTGGCTGGGCATGGGAAGAACAAGAAGAGCAGCGGCAGCGGCAAGACGACGTTCGCCACCGACATCTTCCGCCACATGATCCATGAGCACCAGCGCCCGGCCATCATGCTTGAGATGGAGATGAACGCCGAGGATCTGATCTACCGGATGGTATCCGCCTGGAGCGGGATCCCCTGCAAACACATCACCCAAAAGCGCGTCAACGACGACCAGGAGAAAGTCATTGCCGACTGGCTGGCATGGCTGGCCAGCACCAAGGCGAAGATTGAGGACAGCGGACGGATGACACTCTCCCAAGTCACCATGAAGCTCCGAGCCTTCAAGGCCAACAACCCAGCGGCCAAGCTGGCGGTGATCGACTACTTCCAACTGATCGAACTCCCCGGACGCAAGGAGTGGAGCGTGGCCCAAATCTCCAAGGAGAAATCCAACACCCTGAAGGGACTGGCCCGCGAACTCGGGATGTGCATCATTGCCCTGTCTCAGCTCAACAAGGCGGGAGACGCAGCGGAAGGGAAGGTCCTGCACGAAGACGCCGATTCCGTTTGGATCGTGGAACACGATGACGACGGGGCGTTCCTGAAGCTGGACAAGAACCGCCACGGAGACGACCGGGACGAGGACGGGAATCAGGTCCGCATCCCGCTCCAGCACGACCGGGAGTGTGTGAGATTTTTACCCGTGCCGAAGAAAATGTAAGAAAGACGAAAATAGTTCTTGCGTTAATTACGCCGTAGCGTAAAAAGGTCTCGTTATGACAACGCTTACTGAACTTCCGAAAGCCGTAGAATCCGTCGTCCAAGTGGTCCTCGATTACACCAAGTTGGACGGCACGCGCGCCGCGAAAATCTTCAACGCCACCACCGAGACTGACGGAATGGAAAGGGCACAGGCTGCCATTGCCAAGGTCAAGGCCGCCAATCCCAGCCACGACATGCAGGAAACGCTGCGGGTTGTCGCGGCGCTGGTGGTGAAGCGCAAGCACATGACTCGCGCCCAGCTTCGCAGCGAGATGGCCCAGCAAGCGTATTTCAGCCGCACAGCCCCGAACTGCGGGCGCGCCCTGGGGTATGATTGCTAAATTTTATGAGCACTACTGACACTAAAACCCTGATGAAGCGGATCGACTCTGCCATCAAGGGCCACCAAGACCCACCGGAACGGCATCGCCAGTTCGCCACCGCGATCTTCCCAGAGAAGCCGGAGAACATCGCCATCATTCGCGCCCACGAGTACCGGAGGGGAGACAAGACCCCGATCCAGTACGACGTGGTGAGTCGGATCGTGGCGTGGGCGGCCCGCTTTGCTAAGAACCGCAAGCCTTCCCGCCAACGGGAGAAAACCAAGTAGCCATGCGCCACCTTTCCTCTGCCTTGGTCTTCATCGCTGGTTTGGCGGCCCTACTGTGGCTCTGCCACCAGAATCACGAGATCGTCGGCGTTATCGTCTTCATCGCCTGCGCACTTCACGCCGAAGCAATTTGTGCATCCAAATAACCAACCAACCCAAATGCAACACATCGACAGCCGAGGCGTCACTTACGAAGTGACACAATACCCCGATCGCACACGCCGACGCATCAGCGATCGGCCGGTGGACATCAAGCGGGCCATGAGCAACGCCAGCCGGCGAGCCAAGGAAAGGAGCATGAAGTGAACGCACAACTCGACCTAAAGCTCGACCTGACACCCGGCGACCACGGGGCGTACGTGGTGAAAGACCGCGAAATCGTCTTCAAGACCGAGACCACCCAGCCCGAATGGGAGAGCATCACCCGCCAACTGGCGGAACTGAACGCGCACACCGCATCCGCCCACGTCCGCGTCATGTTCCTACTCGGAGACGCCCTAAACTTCGGAGAACGCCAGTATGGGGAAGAGTGCACCCAAGCCATCGACGCCACCCGGGAGCACATGCGGCTGTCCATGAAGTCCGTGGAGAACGCGGCTTGGGTCGCCTCCAAGATCGCCCCTCAGGACCGGCACGAGCTTCTGACGATGGCGCATCACGAAGCGGTAGCTCGCCTGGAACCCTCACAACAGCGAAAGCTCTTGGACGAGGCTCAGAGCGAAGCCCTACCGGTCTCCAAGCTGAGGGCCAAGGTGCGCGAGATCGCCCCCAGCCGCCCCAAGACCATTAAGCCGAAGAAAAAACGCGGAGAAGAGGCCATTACGACGCAGGAAGACGCCACGGCGGCCGCCTCGACGTTGCTGGAATACGCCACGCCGTTCCTGGGGAAGAGGAAGTCAGAATTGACGCCGAACATTCGGAAGGCATTCGAGCCCTACGCGAAAGACCTGTACGCGTTCTTCCGCAGGTTCACCCGAAAGGAGAACTGGTAGCCATGAGCACCCAACCCACGCCTCCCGAGGGCCACGAGCCCGTCATGCCCAAAATCGCAGCGCGCTTTTGGGCGAAGGTGAAGAAAGGAAGCCCGGATGAATGCTGGGAGTGGTTGTCCACGAAGAATTACAAAGGCTATGGGGTTTTCCAGATCGGACGCCGCCAGTTCCGAGCACATCGGATTTCATTCCAAATAGCAAACGGACGTGCGCTCAATAAACTTGGGTGTCACAAGTGCGATAATCCAGCGTGTGTGAACCCAGGGCACATTTTTGACGGAAGCGTGCGCGACAACACGATGGATTGCATGGCCAAGGGTCGTTACCCGAGTAGGGAGGTGAAGCGGGCCGCGCGGCCAAACAAGAAACTCTGCCCCGAGAGCGTTCGTGCGATCCTTGCATCAACGGAAACAGGCAGGGTTTTGGCGCGGAGATTCAACGTCAGCGAATGGTCAATTCGCGCAATCAAGAAAGGACTTCTATGGAACCTAAATTAACGCCCCGCCACATCTACAACCGAATTGAGGAAGAGAGGAAACAGCAAAGCGCACCAGCTCCCGCTGCGATTTCATATCCTGGACTTTATTCAATCCAACCAGAAAGCGAGGTGAAAACATGCGCGGAGAAGAAACAGAAAAAGTCAGAATCGCCCACGCCGGATACGCAACATCCGTACCCGGCTGCGATTGCCCATCCTGTTACCGCAAGTAACGCCGCACCGGCAGACGTCCTACCCGTTGCCGGGAGCGGCCCAACTGACGGGGAGATGCTGGATTGGTTGGAGAAAAACAAACCGCAGATTCGTCCATATGAGGGTGCTACGCGTGATCAACTATGGGCTGTTTATCTAAACATGAAAACGTATTGGGGTTTCACCCTCCGCGCCGCAATCACCTCTGCCATGAAGGAGGCCAAATGAGCGACACCAAACCCGCCCCGCCACCGGAGACGCTGACACCGACGCCACTGACAGACGCATTTGGAGCGGATTCCACCGGGATTCCATGGACCGGCGACGGAAACGATTTGGTTTCTAAGGCTCTTGGTAAATGGGCCGCATTTGCCCGCACCCTTGAGCGCGAACTCGCCTCCCTCCGCCGCCAGTTGGAAGAGGCGAAGGCCGAACATGACCGCGCAGGCTCCGAGATGGAGTTGGAAATACATTGCCTCAAAGCTCAACTCGCCGAGCGCACGCGCGAGCGGGACCAATGGCACACGGTCGCGGAGGGGCTGGCGAAGGCCATTCGTGGTCACAAGGTAGGCATCTACGCTCTTGAGAGCCTATCAAGCGCGTTCCGCCATGCATTGGCAGAGTTCGACGCCGCCAAGCACGGCTAGCCGAAGGAGGGAGAGTAGCCATGAACAAAAAGTATCAATCACGCTGCCAATGGCCCTCAGGAACGCTGGGAACGGATGGTGATATTTCCACTGACGATCACTATTCAAGGGAAGAAGCCGAAGGGGTCTGCACACTTTTGAAAAAGGAAGGCTTTGGAGGAATGCGCAGGGTGTTTCCGATTCGTGTTTGGGTGCAGGAATTGCCGCCCCCCTCCACCGGCCAAGTGAATTTCAAATACACGAACAAATGAAGACCAAACCGAAAACCCCTGAAATCCGAGCGCGAGAATTGTTCCGGCTCGTCAACGGCCCCGGCGATGGAGGTGGAGATTTCGCCTTCAGCGGCATGAACGCAGGCACCCAAAAAGGCTGGCTGAAGCTGGGTAAGTTTGTCCTGAACCTTGAAGCCAAGTTCAAAAACCCTAAAACAGAACTTCAAATACATGGCAACCGTGGCCCGTCACGCCTCATCCAGCCCAAACCCATGACCCCTCACCCCGAACTCAAGCGGCTGGCGGAAGGGGCAAGTCTCAGTCCATGGAAGGCAGAACCGAACGAGGTATGGTTTTGCTGCAATGAAGTTCCGGTTGGCCCGATAGCCAGCGTTATTCACCAACCCGACGCTCGCTACATCGCCGCCGCCGACCCGCAGACCATCCTCGGGCTGTTGGCGGAGGTGGAGCGGTTGAAGATCGCAAACACCCACCTCAATGGCGATCTGTTAAACTCTCGCGCCAACGCCCATGATGATGAGCGCCGCCACATCTACACACTGGATTTGGTGCATCAATCACACGCCAAAGAAGCGGAAGCCCTTCGCTCCCGCATCGCCGAACTGGAGACCGAGGCGGCGGAGCTGCGGAAGGACCGGGATCGGTTGGATTGGCTCATTCAGCACGAAGCTTACGTGAGCCACAGCCGCGACGGCGAAGTGTGCAATGTATGGTTTCGTTGGGATGATGAGGGTCAAGAGGGCGGACCCGCCGAGGGATACCCGCAGAAATGCTATCATGATGGACGCCAAGCCATCGACGCCGCCACCCACCCCGCACCCGTCAACGGGTAAGACCATGACACCAAACCAACAGATCCACGCCATCCTCGGAGCCCACTGCCACACCGTCCCCGACTACCAGAACGACCTAAGCTACACCGGCATCCTGATCGCCCACATGGTCAAAGACGGAAACCGCCTAAGCATCGACCACGGGAAACAGCACTACACGATGAACTGTGTTTGCCTCACCCACGTCATCACCCGCTGGGGCAGCAACCTCACCAAGCTCGTAGCCACCGTCTTCCTGGACCGCTACGCCGAGATAGAGCGCCCATGCACAGCCACCGTGACCTACAACATACCAGCACACGACGCTATCCTCCTACCCGACTCCCAATGACCTACACCTGGATACCCTACACCGGCCCTGTCCCTACGCTGGGCACCATCGTCAACGCCATATTGGACGGACAATGCTACCGCGCACTGGTCGTCGCATCCAAGCCGGGCCAGCTATTGGTCACGCAATACCGTCTTACACCTGTGGTATGACCGATCCCCTTCCATGGATAGAAAATGTCCGGGTCCTCTCCGGAGATGTGTGTCACGAAGGTTCCGTGCACCATTTTTCCACCAGTCAGCGCATAAACACCCCCGGGAACCCGCACAGTAAGCCCGCCAGCGCGTTTTTATTTCGCGGGAGTATCCGGACAGCGGACCGGGGAACAAAACGCCAGCACGGGGCGTATAGAGCGTTTTGAGCACAAAACTACGTTATGAACACATGGACCAAATTACCGCCGCTTGAGCGAAAGAATATTCACATCGGCTGCCTATGCTGCTCCACGGCATCGCAAATCGCCCACCTCGATATGGGGATCGCGGTAGGATTCGGGGCGGCCTACGTCACCAAAGACGGCGTAGAGGTATACGATGGTGAAGCAGATTGGCAGAACGAAAAGGAGCCAAAGACGGTAGCTGAGATAGAGGAAATCGCGGCAGCAGACCCAGACCACGATTGGAGGATCGTGAAGTATGGACCGCTACACGGAGAGACTTATCAGCGCCACGACAAGGACAGGTGGGTGTGCGTGGAGAGCAACATGGGATTCGCATGAGCAAACCAACACCCAACGAAGAGCCAATCCCTAGCCGGCAGAGCGCCGACAAACTCTCCGCATGGCTCCAGATCCCGCTGACCACCATCCGGGGCATCTTGGCCCCGCTGGGGATCGCCGCGAAGGACGGGTACGACACCCGGGAGGCCGTGAAGGCCATGGTCAACCACTACCGGACCGTATCCGAGAAGAGCAGCCGAGTCACCCAGGACGCCCGGGCACGACAACAGGAGGCCGATGCGGCACGGTCTGAACTCGCTCTGGCGCAAGAGCTGGGGCGGCTGATCGATCGGGACGAGGCGCGTCGGCTGTTCGAGCAAGTCATCGTCTCTTACCGGGAAGAGGTCCGGAACCTCGGGGGCCTGACGTTGGAGCAGAAGAAGGCCGTGCTGGAGAAGCTGGCCAAGCTGGTGTTGCCAGCCAAGGAGGAGCAGCCATGAGCCAGTCGGTATCCATGCACACCATTCTGATTCAGCAGGCTGCGCGATGGCTGGCGGCAAAGGGAAACTCGGTGGTTATTACCGACATGAGCCACGGGGGAAGCGAGACGGCCGATGCTATCGGCTGGAAATCCAGAGTATCAACCCTAATTGAGTGCAAGGCCAGCCGAGCGGATTTTTTGGCCGACCGCCATAAAATGTTTAGGCGAATGCCGGAGCGGGGCATGGGCGGATACCGCTATTACTGCGCGCCTGCTGGGATGCTGCAAGCCGCTGAGATCCCATCAAAATGGGGACTGTTGGAGATGTCCGGCAGAGGACTACGGGAAGTGGTAAAGCCGCAATGGCATGGAGACTATTCGGCAGACCAAGAAGTCAGCCTGCTGACAAGTGCGCTACGCCGCGTGGCCCACGTATCCCAGAAAGGGATTAGCGTGAAGGTGTACACGATGGACAGCCTTTGCCGAGCCACTCTTGGTATTTCGGCCCCTGATCTTGAGTGGGAAATCTAATCTCCTATGCACCACAACCCCGATCACCATCCCCAATCGCGCCGACAGAAGATCAAAGAAGGTAGCGCGCACAACGTGCTAAATCGGACCCAGCAACAGGAAGAGGATTACTGGCGAGGGGTTATCAAGGCGGTTGATGTGGCTTACAATAAATGGATCACCCGTCGCCGGAAACAGGGGGATCTCACCATCGAGCTGCCAAAAAAGACCCACGATTCCAACTACGTTCCCGGCCAAGGACCCCAGACCCACCTGGACTGCAACGACAAGAGCCACATCGAAGGCCGCGAAGAAGACGACTCGGATTGATGAAGATCGTCCTGCAAATACTGATCGGCTTCGCGCTTGGGATGGCGTGCCGTGCGTTGAGGAAGTATCGGAGACCCTGACCTATGCAAACTGACATTACTCTTGGATCGTGCCGCCTCATTTGCGGGGATTGCTTGGAGGTGTTGCCGACCATCGGAGAGGCGGATCATGTAATCACCGATCCACCGTTCGAGGAAGAGGCTCACACTCTGCAGCGCCGAATCAATCGCGGAACAACACGAGGCGGATCCGGGGATGTAGTAACTGAAGAGCCGCTGGGATTCGACGCTCTGACCGAAGAGCAACGCCAAGGTATATCCGAATGGGCCGTAAAGACGTGCAAAGGCTGGTTGCTGGTGTTTTGTCAGGCTGAGGCGGTGGCGCTATGGCGCGATACCATTGAAGCCGCTGGCGGGGCGTATAAGCGCGCCATGGTCTGGATCAAGCCAGACGGCATGCCCCAATACAGCGGAGATCGCCCCGGCATGGGATACGAATCAATCGTTGCCGCATGGTGTGGCGAAGGAAAGAGCATATGGAACGGAGGGGGCGCGCATGGAGTATTTACTTACCCTAAAAACTCAGGAGGGAAGCACGAGCACCCCACCCAAAAGCCGATCCCGTTGATGTCCATGCTTGTCCACCTTTTCAGCCAACCAAGAGAGATGATTTGCGATCCTTTCATGGGCAGCGGCACAACCGGGATCGCCTGTATCCGCACCCGCCGCCGCTTCATCGGAATCGAAAAAGACCCCGCGCACTTCCAGACCGCCGTGCAACGCATCAAGCGAGAGCTTCAACAGCAGACGTTCCAGTTCTGACCCGTTGACGGGTAGCGTAGAATCGGGCCCATGAGCCCAGCCCTAACCGCCAAAGTAGCCGCCCAGACCCTCGCGCTCCTCTACGCGTGCCTACCGTGTGCGCAGCTACAGGCTACCGGAGACCCGGCCCGCTGGGCAAAGGAGAAGCGATACTTTGCCCCCGGGGAAAGTCCCCTGTATCGGGACCGGACCAAGTTCACCTTCGAGAATGCCCCTTGGTGCGAGGAGCCGTGTCGAGAGGCGGTGAACACCGAGAACGAATTGATGGTCCTTTGGTTTGGAAGCAACCTTGGCAAAACGGGCGGCGTGATGATGAACGTGTTGGGCTACACCATCGACGAGGCCCCCGGGGGTTGTCTGGTGTCCTATAAGACGCAGGAACAGGCGGAGAAGTTCGTCCGGAACACCGTCAATCCGACGATCCAAGCCTGTCCGGCCCTTCTGGACCGTGTAGCGCCCGCCAAGAGCCGGGATTCAGCCAATACGGTGTCCTACAAGAAGTTCCCGGGCGGCTATGTGTCCTTTATCGGCACGGAGAGCATCACGGGCTTCCGACTGAACCGCGCCCCGGTGGTGATGGGGGACGAAATTGACTCTTACGAGGGGAAAGTCGGCGAGGAAGGCGATCCGGTGGACCTTTTGCTGCGACGCGCGGACGGTTTCCCGAACTCCATCAAGATCCTGTCCAGTACGGCCACCACCAAGGGCCGGTCCCGGATCGAAAAGTTCTACGAACGGTCCGATCAGCGAAAATGGTTCATCCTTTGCCCTTCCTGCGGGGCGGAACAGCTGATCCGCAGGGGTAATATTCGCTGGCCAGAAGGCAAACCGGAGGAAGCGCGCTGGTTTTGCGAGTCCTGCGGGGATCCACACACCGACGAACAGCGCCGGCAGGCCGTGAAAGCCGGGAGATGGAAGCCCACCGCCCCTTTTACGGGCACACGCGGCTATTGGCTGAACGGTTTCAACTCCCTGATGCCATGCAATCCCGGGTATCGGAACCGTCTGCACCAATGGGCGAAGGAAATCATGGCCGCTCCGAAGGCCGCCGACCCCACGGAGGCCCGGAAAGTCCTGGTCCAATGCCTGGATACCGAGACTTGGCAGGATGATGAGGATGCCAAGCCCGAATGGAAGGAGATCGCTGACCGTCGCGAGCAATGGGACAAGCTGCCGAACGGGATCATCTGGCTCTCGGCCGGCGTAGACGTGCATCCAGACCGCTTGGAGGCCACGGTTCACGGCTGGGGGCGCTCTGATGAGTCTTGGACACTGGAGCACATGGTGCTCAGCGGGGATCCGAGGGAACCGGAGGTCTGGGGACGTTTGGAGGCCGCCCTGTATGCCCCTAGAACGCGCCAGGATGGCTGTACACCGCGTTTGATCGCCGTGGGGGTGGATACAGGCCACCCGCCGACGCAAAGGCAGGCGTACGCGTTTATTCGGCCCCGGCAGGCCAAGAACTGGTTCGCCCTCAAGGGCAGCTCCATGGTGGACGCCCCGATCATCGTTCGACCCAAGAAAGGGACGACAGTTGACCGCGTGAAACTCCTGACGGTCGGCGGACACCGAGTGAAGGGGCTGATTTACGACCGGGTCTCGATCGTCAGCAACGCCACGCCGGGCTTCATGCACTTCCACGCCGCACTTCCGGACGCGTATTTTCAGCAACTCCTATCGGAGGACTCATATCCGGTCTGGAAAGCTGGCGTCCGGCTGCGGGAGTTCCGGAAACCCACGCAGAGCACCCGCAACGAGGCGCTGGATTGCGCCACCTACAGCTATGCGGCCCTCAACGCTCTTGGCCCGATCAATCCCGACGCGGAGAACGCCCGATTGCTGGCGGAGAAGACGCAGCGAGAGGAACAGCAACAGCAGGCCGAGGAACCGTACGAAGCACCGAGGCAACAGGGTTTCGTGCGCGCGGGCGGCTGGCGGATCTGAGTCCCGGCAATGGGATCGGAAATAGTTCGAGAAATGTCTTGCGTTAATTACGCCGTAGCGTAATCTGAACTCGTTATGCAGAACCAAATCAACAACGCCAGCGCCGCCCGCGAAGCAGGGCAGATCAACGATTACATCGCGATTAGCAAATACGGATGGGGCCGGGCAGCGACCCAGGAGAAAGCGGTTGCGAAATGCAAGCGGAACGCGCCACGCGGAAAGCGGTCCGGAGAAATCAAAGTCTATAGCGCACACCCCGATACCGGAATGTATGGAGATGGATCATGGGATTACCCGCAGGGCCACGCGCCATCTCTCGTCGCCACCATCTAACGCTTTCCGCATAACATCCCGGGACTGGTCGCCAGCCGGGAAGTATGCGCCCACCCACCCGCTGCTCACTTCCGATGAAAACTGACACCGCTCCCGAACCGCTTTTCAAACAGGGTCAACGCGTCCGCATTAAGCGCGAATGGTGCGACTCGGATTCCGAGGCTCAGATGATTTTTGTGTGCCGCGAAGATGAAGAATTGGGGCGCGTGGACATTTCCTTGGAGGGCGACAAGAGCTATATTGTTCCGCGCGAAACCGTGGACGTCAAAATGCTGGAGGCCGTGAAATGAGAATCTTGGTTGCCTGCGAGTGCTCAGGAACGGTGCGCGAGGCTTTCCGCGCCCGGGGCCATGACGCGTGGAGTTGCGACATTTTGCCTGCGGTAGACGGTTCACCATTCCACTTACAAGGAGATGTGTTATTTGCTCTGAAAGAAGGAAACGGGTTTTATTTCAAAGCTCTTAAGAAGCATACCCGGTGGGATATGATGATCGCACATCCTCCATGCGACTTCCTCACCAATAGCGCCGCATGGGCCTACGCAGACCCAAATTTTGAGAAGTATCCGGGCGTTGGATACCATCAACAGGTGAAGCGCGGAACGTTGACCGGAGCTTGCCGACGCGACGCTAGAGAAAAAGCTGTGGAGTTTTTCCTATCGCTATGGAATTGCGGGATTAAACGCGTTTGCTTGGAGAATCCCATCGGTTTCATGAACACACTCCCGGCGATGGGTGGCATTCGTCCGCAGATCATTCAACCCTACGAATTTGGTGATGATGCCAGCAAGGCAACCTGTCTATGGCTGAAGGGGTTGCCTCCATTGCGTCCCACAAAGCGACTTCCTGGCCGGATCGTAGAATGGAAGGGAAAGAAAGTGGAGCGGTGGTCGAATCAGACCGATTCCGGGCAGAACAACCTTACGCCATCCGGCAACCGCGCCGGCGTGCGCGCCGTGACTTACCCCGGCATTGCCCAAGCCATGGCTGACCAATGGCCTAGCCCCGCCCTATGAACCCGAACCCGAGCCCGACGCCCAATCATACGCCTACGCCATGGAAAGCCGATACCACTGCGCCCGCGCAGCCGTTGACCCCTAAAACCAACAGCAAACAATTCAGGGCTGGAGAAACCGGATCGAAAACTGTTTGTGTCCTGGCTTTAGAATACGCTCTCCTGGAACGCAAAAATACCAAGCTTGTGGCGACACTGGAGCGATTCGTGCGCTACGCTGATGGCCACTCCCTAAACGAAGTCGAGACCGAGATCGCCACCCAAGCCCGCGCCGCGCTCGCGGACCTGAAGGGAGAGGCATGAGCACCAAGCAGCGTGTGCGGGCGAAATATCCGCAAGCATACTGCCGAAAACTCGACGACGGCTCCGGCTACATCGTCTGGCCACGCCGTGCTCTCGGCTCTCGGGGAACAATGGTGTGCGCAATCGGCATTGGCAAAGCGCAAATGCCGCGTGGGCTAATGTCAACCTTTCCCTAACCAAATTCCAGCCATGACCACACCCACCGACACGCCGCGCACGGATGCGGCTTATCTGGCCAATCTGATGGAGGCTTTTGACAAACTGAGCAAGCGCCCGGTTCTCGTCGGCATCGCATGCTCCCCGATGCTCAAGGCTCAAATTGATCGCATCATCAAACCGCTTCCCGAGCCTCCGGCGAACGCTGGCCTTCTGGCGTCATTCTACGGGGTGCCCTTCCTCATCGATTCGCGGATGCAATACACCTTCCAGCCATTTTACGACGCGGACCTGTGGCGCGCTCGTTGCCGCGAGCAGGCAGAATACGACGCCGCCCGCCGCGCCCTGACCCCTCAACCTCAACCGGAGAAGCTATGAGCAACGAACCACTCGCCGTAATCGCGGGATTTAAAGTCCCTGCATTTGATCCAGGAAAACGAACCGAGGTAACTTTCGCTTGGTGGAGCTGGCATCCTAATTATCCATATTGGTCGGAATCCTGTTGGTCAGCCAAAACACAATGCGCTGCTGAGGAGCTGTTGCACCATTTGGGGGACTATTACTTCAATGCACTGGTGCGCCAAGAGGGTAAGAATTTCACCGTAATCAGGACAGACGGCCCGCGCAGACCGGAGGTGTGGGAGAGTATCGCAAAACAAGAAAGGAATCTAAAGCCATGACCCCCACCCCTGACCCAGCGCCGGAGCTACCGTGCCCAAAATGCCACGCGCGCATGCAGCCGCAATTCGTCCACGCCGGGGAGACGCAGCCATCGTTCTGGTATTGCATATCATGTAATCATCAGCATTTCCCGGGTGATGAAGCGCCAAATCCCATCGCGGTCCCAGCGCCGGAAGTGAAGGCATGTCACCATCTCAAAACATGGCCCGCGTTTTTCCGAGCCATTGAAACTGGCTTGAAGCACTTTGAAGCGCGTTTGAACGACCGTGATTTCAAATCCGGCGATGTTCTACATATTCAGGAATGGAACCCCGAGACAAAAGAATACACGGGGCGCGAACTCGTGCGCGAAGTTTCCTATGTGCTCTACGGTCCAGCGTTTGGTGTAGAGTCCGGGCACTGCATCATGAGCTTGATCCCACTCACCCCCGCGCCGAGCGACTGGATGCGGGAGGCGGCGGAGTCCTTGGCTCAAATGGTCGTGGAATGGGTCCAGGGAGGCATGCGAATGCAAACCGATTGGCGAAACGGGCTTGCGGATGTGCTTCAACGCAGACTCGCCCGCCACGCGCCCGATGTGGCCAAACTGGAGTCGGAGGTGCAGACGTGGCGAAAGAACGCGGCAGACCTTTGGCCGCTTGCGAAAGCGTGGGCCACGCATTGGCAGGGCTCGCCATATTACGGAA